CGTGAGTACAACGGTGAGTTCCAGGACGATTCGGGGAGCTATTTCACGGAGAAGGAGCTGTCCGATTCGGTAGCCGAATATCGGATGACGAAGCCGGAGGATCTGGAATGGTTCCTTGATGGTCGTTACCCGGTTGCTGGGGGAGTGGACTGGGGCCTGAATGACGCGAACGTGCTCGCGTTGGTGGCGCCGTTGGAGGATTACGGTCTGAATCGTGCTCTGATCGGTGACCGGTTGGCGTTTTTTGTGCCCTGGTATGTGTCGGGGCATAAGTGGCCGTACACGCAGTTCATTGATGAGATTGTGCGGACGGCTGGGTTTTATACGCTCCCGGTTTTGGCGTCGGAGACGAATGGTGTGGGCCAGTATCCAACAACCATGCTGGATGAGAAAATGCGCCAGAAGCATGGGTCGTCTGCTGTTGCCCCGGTTGTGACGGATGCACGGCGTAAGCAGTCGGGTTTCGGGATGATCAAGGGTCTCTTGCAGACTCGGCGGCTTGTGTTGCCTCGTGACCCGGAACTGTTGAAGCAGCTCCGGTCGTTGGAGGTGGAGTACACACCTCAGGGGACGATGCGGATTGCTGTTCCGGAGCGTGCTGGGCATGACGATGTGGCTATGGCGTTTATGCAGGCCGTGTCGGCACTTGATCCGGGGCGGGCTGTGCGCCCGCCGGCTGAGTTTGGTGTGACGATTCCGGTTCCGGATGACCTGGAGACTGTCCAGACCGCGAATGGTCTGGTTGTTCCGTTGGTTCCGCGGCCGGTGTCGTTTATGCGGTCGGCGTTTGCTTATCCGCGCGGTTCTGAGTCTGGTGAGGGCTGGTAGAGCCTCAAGTTTTGGCCCCTTCGGGGGCTTTTCGTGTTTAACGGCCCGGGAGGGGTAGGTTATGGCGCTGCCCGCTTCTGACCCGAATGCTGTTTGGCCGCCGGAGAATTTGCAGAACATTTTCGCGTATATGCGGCAGTGGTCGGCTTGGTATGCGAACGATGTTGCCAAGTTGCAGGCTGCTTATGGTGGCGGGGTGTCTGCGGACAATACCGGGTTTTTCGCGTCTGATACTGGTGGGTTCAAGCCGACGATTGGGCAACGGTTCCAGCGTTGGTTTGTTGGTCAGCGTCCGATGGGCCCGAACCGGAACACGAAACTTCCGGTCCCGATCGCGGGGATGATCTGCCAGGCAATGGGCGACCTGCTGTATTCGGACCCGCCCACGTTCACGGTCCTTGTCGATACGGACAACGATCATGTGGACGGGGAAGCGCCGAATACCCCGAAGTCGAACTCCACGCAGGAGCGCCTGAATGCTCTGGCCGATGAAGGCATGTACGCGGAGCTGGCGAAGGCGACCGAGCTTGCTGCCGCTCTGACGGGTTCGTTCCTGCGTGTGGCGTGGGACAAATCGGTTGTCCCGGATCGCCCGTTCCTGGACACGGTGGACGCCGATCAGGCTATCCCGGAGTTCCGTTGGGGTCACCTGGTGGCTGTCACGTTCTGGGAGGTTGTCGCCAAGGAAGGCCAGACCGTTTGGCGGCACCTGGAGCGGCACGAAGTTTCCCCGATCACCGGCAACGGCGTCATCCTGCACGGCCTCTATCAGGGCACCGACGACAAGCTCGGTACACGTGTTGGGTTGACTTCCCGCCCCGAAACCGCCGCACTCGATGCGCTCCAGGGTCTGGATGCTCCCGGCACTGTGGATTCGTTGACTCCTGGCCTGTGTGTGGAGTATCTGCCGAATCAGGGCCCGAACCGGTTGTGGCGTGACCACCCGGTGGGCCGGGTCATGGGTCGTTCCACCCTGGATGGTATTGAGCATCTGATGGACCAGTTGGCGGAAACGCTGTCCGACTGGATGCGCGCCCGCCGAGCCGCGAAAGCCCGCATTTGGTTCGACAAGTCCCTGCTGGGCAACCCGGGGCCCGGTAACGGCATGGTCGCGGATCTGGATCAGGAAGTGTACGTCCAAACGGACGAGACGGTAAACGGTCCGAACGTTGGCATCGCCGACAAGATCCAGACCGTCCAGCCCGCTTTTGACCCGAAGGGGTACGCGGACACTGCGTCCGCGCTGATTGAACAGATTCTCCAGCTCTCCGGTTTTGCGTTGCAGACGTTCGGAATGGACCAGAACTCCTCAAAGTCGGCGGATACGACCGCGACAGAGATTGAGTCCCGCGAGCGCAGGACGTTCCTGACTCGGGGGCGTCTGATCAAAACGCAGACCCCGCACCTGTCCCGCATCATCCGCAAACTGTTGGCTGTTGACCGTGCTGTATTCGGTACACCGAATGTGGATGCGGCTGTGATGGTCGAGTGGCCGGACGGTGTGCAGGAGTCGATGCTGAAGCTCTCGCAGACGGCTCTTGCCCTGTTCCAGGGTGAGAATGCGTCTCGTCTGGAGCGGGTGAAGATCCTGCACCCGGACTGGAATGACGACCAGTGGGGCGAGGAAGTTTCGCTCATTGAAACGGAGTTCGCTGAGCCGGTTACCGACCCGGGGATGCTTCCTCCCGAGAAGCCGGGTTCCACGATTCCCTCCCCGGACGCAACCCAAGGTTAGGTGAGCGATGACCGACCCGAGTCAGACCCAGACTGACACCCGTCAGGTCATCCTCACCGCCACCGCGGCAACCCTCGCCGCGATCCTCACCGCGAAAGTCGCTGATATCCAATTCGATATGCTGCGGAAGTTCGCTGGCCTGATCGCAAAGTACGGGCTCGGGGACCTGCTGCTGTACTCCCTTCGGAAGGTTGCGGCAGCGTCTGCGGCGCGCTTCAACTCGGAGATGCCCGCTCTCGTTGCTTCGGTGATCGCTGCTGCCGTCCGTGAGGGTGCGCAATCCGCCGGCGGTGGCAGCGGAGCCGACGTCCCCCAGTTGGCGAACACGGCTGATGGGTCGTGGGAATCCCATGCAGATAGATCCGCCAGGGCGATTCGCGAGGACCTTTCCGGGAAGCTAAACCTGCTGGGCTATCGGATTACTCGCTATGCAGATGACGTGTATCAGGCCGTCCTCGCCGATGCGTCCCAAGCGCAGGTAATGGGTTTGACCCCGGCTGAAGCACAGCATGCGGCGTACCGGAAACTGGTTCGCCAGGGTGTGTCCGGGTACCGGGATTCCAAGGGCCGCAACTGGGAACTGTCCGCCTATGTGGAGATGGCGACCCGGACTGCGGTGGAGCGGGCGTTCAACGTGTCCCACCTGGAGCGGATGCAGGCGCTTGGCCTGGACTTGTTCACTGTGACAGATGATGGGCACCCGTGCCCGTTGTGTCTGCCGTGGCAGGGCGAGATCTTGTCTGTTGGGCCGGATTCGCGGGCTGATGCGACGATCGCTGACGCTACCGCTGCTGGCCTGTTCCATCCTCGTTGCCGCCACACGTTGGTTGGGTACATCCCGGGTGTGACTGAGATCCCGGCGGCGCGTGAATGGTCTGTGGATGATCAGCGGTCCTATGACGAGTCGCAGCGTCAACGGAAGTTGGAGCGCGATATTCGTGCGGCGAAACGTGAGCTGGCTGCGGCGTTCACTCCGGCGATGCGTTCGCAAGCACAGTTTGATGTGCGGCGTGCGCAGGCGCGGATGCGTGAGTTCATCGACCAGACCGGGCGTGCGCGGAACACGCGTCGGGAACAACTGAATTTGGGGGCGTGATGAGCCTGATTGGTCGCCGCATTTTGGCGCGCAAAGCGAACCGGAAGAAGCCGTTGAGCCTCGACCAGTTCCGCCGCCGTTTCCTCGGCATTTAGTCCGCACAAGTTTGAAAGCCGTCCTTCGGGGCGGCTTTTCGCATTTAAGTCCCGCCAGGAGCGGGTTCACCCGATATGGACCCAGGAGGCCCAGTCACATGTCCGACCCTCAGCCCAACGCGCCGGCACCGACTCCAGAGCCGGCCAGCCCCCCCGCCACGCCCGCACCTCCGGTAGCACCGCCGGAGCCTCCCACGGCACCGTCGCCGTGGGAAAACCCGGAAGCGGCACGCGCCGAGATCGAGCGCCTGCGTCGTGAGAACGCAGCCGATCGCACCGCCGCGAAGACAGCAGCAGCAGATGCCGTGCGCCAGGAGTATA